GCCAGAGAGCCAGTACTCGACGCCGTTGATGTTGATGCTGCCGGTGTAGTCCGGCTGGTTCTCGCTCTGCTTGCGATCGTTCTTGGCTAACAATCCACGGTTGGTGTTATCGAATTGCTTCACAGGGTCATCTCCTTAAGGGCTTTAGTCTTACGTCGAACTTCATCAAGGAACTTCTCGACCTTCTCGGTCATGTTCAGAATGTCGGCTTGGTTGCGCGTCACGCGAATCACGTTGAGGCGCAGGCGCTCCGGCAGCTTTGGCTGATATACGACGTAATCGCACCAGTCTCTGCCGGTCACGGCGAGCTGCCATTGGATCTGGTTGTAATGGTCGGTCGGAACTTTCTTCGACTCGAGCAAGTCCAAGGCGGTCGCCGGTTGGACGCACTTAATCTCGATCAACCCATCCTCGCCGACAAGGCCATCCGGTGAGCAGCCTGCCTCGAGCTTCGGGTGCCGGACGAATCCGGTCTGATCGACGATGACCGCATTACGAGCCATATAGGCGGCGCGCGCCTCATCCTCGGTGTCAATGCCGTGCTGCATCGCGGGGCTGACATACGTCTCGGTGGCCTCTCCCGTGAGGCGCTCGCATACGAGCTGCGCCTGATAGTTGCGATACCCGGCTTTGCTGCTGTCCATCAGGACATTGGATATCGCGCTCCCGGTCACGAGACCGAGACGAGCTGAGTACCATTCTGGTGATCGTTGTTCCATTATTCCTCCGCTGAATGCCAATCGGTTTGCCGGCGCAGAAACGTCGGCCATGTAAGGGTGTCCGTAAACGAGCGATCCTCGAGCAGGACATGGTTCGTGGGCTGGGCGGTGTATCGCCCGTTGGTGAGCTGCATGAAATAGAATTCTTTGGATTGCGTCGGTGTGGCGCTAAACGCATCACCGATCGGCACCAAGGTAAACAAGTAGTGTCCATGATATTCGCCGCTCTTGCACTTGGCTTTGCCGTTCATGCCAGCAAGGTACGGGTACTCGATCATGCTGAACTCGTAGCCGTAGGCGTCCCATGTTTGGGCGTCGGCAGCAGTCCACGGTGCCGCGGTGTTACGGTGCGCAACCTGATGCAACGGTACGTTACGGTAAACCGCTCCGCACTCGAGCATCACATGGCACCCAAAGGCGCGGCCCGGGTAGCAAGTCAGGCCGAACCAGACGCCCTGCAACCAGTCATGCTGGCCGAGGGCGTTGGGCTCCACCCAAACATACTGGTGCGCTGGCAGCGCCCCTGCGTGGGTGTAGAGCATCAGGCAAGCTCCTTCTTGCGCGCTGAAAACTTGGCGGCGTGATTCTTGGCAAAATCTAGCGGCAGGGTGTAATACAGCGCATTCAGCTCCTCCAGCGTATTGCAATCAGCGAGGGCTGCATCGAGCTTAACCTCCATCTCGTCCTTCTCTGCCTCGGGCAGATCCTCGCCGGCATAGATGTAAAGGCCGAGGCCGTGGATCGCGATGCACTTGGCAAGGCAGCGCATGATGGCGGTATTAACCGAGAAGCTATTTGGATTCTCGATCGCCTTGTTCTTGGCATCGAGCACCGGCAGCAGGCAAGTCTTGATGTCACCCTTGATCTCGACCGAGACCTTGACCATCCCGGTGCCATCCTTGAGGTACATCAACGGCAGGCCGTCGTACTCATGGACGGTGTATCGAGCCGCGGGGTCGATCTTGAGAACCTCTGCCCAAGCCCATGCCCAGCTCAGATAGGAGAGGCCGAGCTTCTTCTCGACATGGTCGTTGACGTTGATCTTCAGCAATTCGCTCATGACAGGCTCCCGTAGATCTTGTCTAGTTCTGTTTCGATTATTGCGTTTAGCTCGGCAAGCGCCCGGTCGCAGGCAGCGATGCGCTCCTGCTCGTCAAGCTGTTCGAGCTCCTGATCCTGCTGGTGCCACCAGCTCTGATCGTCGTTACCCCAAGGGGCGTTATCGATGCGCATTGATGATCTCCTGTTGTGAGCAGCCGCCGTCACCGCACGGGTCGAGTGCGGCAGCCAGTAGAAATAGGACGATAAGCCCAATGAACTGCGGCCACGGCGACTTCATCGCTCTTCTCCCGCCATGCTCTGGACGCCGGCAACGTAGCCGTCAGACTTGCCCAAGGTATAGGCATACTCGATAGCCTGCTTGACAAGTGGGTCAAGCGACTTGTTGCCGATAAGGCTGGTCAGATCCGCAATGATGCGGTCGAGCTCTGACTGGTATTGGCGCGCTTGAAAAGTGGCAACGCAATGCTCGGTGTTCATGCGACCTCCGCAAACTTGGCTTGGGCAAGGGTGGCGCATATGCGGAAGAACTTGACCTGATTGCACTCCTCGGTCTGACGGGCGAGCCACTCGACGCAGGCCTCGAGGTTGTCCGGCTGTTGTGTGTACAACTTGACTTCGCAATCGACGCAAGAGAAGTCCATCGCAGGCTGGCAACCGCAGTCGCTGCACATTAGGGCGAACGTCTCGCAACGCTCGCAGTACATACCGAACTCGTCGTTCTGGTCGTAGCCTTCCGCGAAGATCTGCATCGAGGCGCAGCTATTGCAGTAGTGCTTCTTCATCGTCGTCTCCTGTGTGTTGTTTTGCTCGACGGGAGAATGTTAGCACAGGCTGCTATCTCTATGTCAACAGTTGCTAACAAATTATTTTCTGGGCATCATGCGCGGCAGGAGGATCTATGACATTCACGGAACTACTGTCCCATTACGGGACGCAAGCAGAAATCGCTCGGGCGTATGGCGTCAGCCGTGCCTCGGTCAATCGATGGGCAAAGACAGGCGTGGTGCCAGAGCTGCGCGTATTGCAGTTTGAGCGCAAGCAGAGCCCACAGGAGCGCCGGCAGGAGCGCAAGCGCCTCCAAGTCGAGGCTGTCCGTCGATGGGCTGAGAAAGGCTGAGAATGCCCATAAACGACAAACCCCCTTTCGGGGGCTTGACGCTGCCGGGGGAATGGCATTACGCTTGGGTTGCAATCGAGCGTGATGGAATTCTGATGAACCGTTCTGGTTCTGTCAACAACTCTGTTACGCCAAGAAGCTCGGGATCTCTGGACGGGGAAACAACGCGCAGAGAATCCTTAAACCCACACCGGGGCGGCCAGCCTGTGGGTGCGCAGCGTGTCGTCGGGAAGCGCAAATGGCAATCGGAGCAGTCCGATGAAAAGTAGCCGACAGCAGGGTGGCTCCGTCAGTCATCAAATCTCTGCACGATCCAGCATTAGGCGTATTCCGTCTATGCTCCGTGCAGAGTTCACCATCAGTCATCTGGGTCTAAATCAATAACTACAGGAGAAAGTCATGGGTGATGAGTTCATGTATACACCTAGCGTATACACACAGAAACCTGAGAAGAAGCCTGAAGATCGAAGTGACTATGCTGTTAAGAATTCAGCAGAATACTGGGCTACAGCAGTTAGTGAAAATCCCCTCAATCGTCTACGTCTACTCGATGCCAAACTTGCTAGACCCGGTGTCGATGTCGAATCCATCAAGGCTCGTGCTGGTGAACTGATCCGTGAGATCGGTGCTGCCAAGGTTCTCGGTGATCCTGATTGCGTCGGCCTCGTGCGACAACTGTTCGGTCAGCGCGGTGTCGATCGTTTGAAAGAGAGGGCATCAACATGAGTGACGCTATCAACGCGCAAAAACATCCAGTCGTTAAATTCGACAACTGGGAAGTTAAGCGGGTTGAAAGAAGCCAGATTCGAGAGTTTATTGAGAAAAATCACTACTCACGCAGCATCAATGGCTGCATTGCAGACTATTGTTTTGCTTTGTTTGACTCCGCTGGAGCAATGCGTGGCGCAATGTTTTTCGGGCGAATGGCAATGGCAAATCAATGGAAAAAATATTCAGACCGTGAAAGCGATGTCATTGAATTGCGCAGATTGTGTTGCGATGACGAAGCTCCTAGGAACAGCGAATCTTTTTTTATCGCAAAAGCATTGAAGTTATTAAGAAGCAGTTGGTCTGGGCGCATTGTTGTTAGTTATGCCGATAAGCAATACGGGCATATAGGGACAATTTACGCCGCGTCTAATTTCAAGAAAGTAGGTGAAATTGCAGGCGCAAAAGTTATTATGTGGAACGGGAAAAAATACCATGACAAAACAATACGAACCAAATACAAAGGCGAATTGAAGCCGTTTGCAAAAAAACTAAAGGCCGCATTAGATGCCGGAAATGCAAAGTATGAAAAAACGGCAGGCAAGGTTGTCTGGATAATGGAATTGAAAAAAGCACCTAGCAACGCCATCCGTGCGAGGGGTAACACATGAACGACGCTATCAATCCGCTGCATTACAAGACCGGCGACATCGAGTGCATCGATGCGATCCAAGCTCAGCTCTCGCCTGCTGAATGGCGCGGCTACCTTCGAGGCCAGATCGCTAAATACAACTGGCGACTCGGCTTGAAAGATTCCGTCGAGCAGGACGCAGCCAAGCTGCTGTGGTACGCATCCATGCTAGCTGGGAGAGACCCTCGTGTGTGAAGACGCATACCGTAGGCTCTGGGCTTCGGTTCTGTATCAAGCGATCGCTGACGCTAACCGCAAAGGCATAGCTCGAGCAGCCCTGTACTGGATCTATTCGCCGCGCGATGAAGCCGGAAGCTTGCGCTGGATCTGCGATATGCTCGATTACAACTACAACGAGGTGCAGAGACTATGCATGACTCGAGCAGGACGATCAGAGATTTTACGGAGGGGTCGTGTTAGAGCTAACCCTACCTTGGCCGCCTTCGATTAACCATTACTG